CTCGAGCAGAAGCACGACACCCAGCTGAGATTGGTACTGTGGACTTTGACGATCCTGAGGTCGTAGCCAAGTACTTCGAAGCTGTAAAAGAAACTATGTCTGTTGAAGGTGCATTCAAAACTGGTTGGAAAGGTCTCAACCGGATGCTGGGTAAACTGGGTGCACTACGTCGAGGTGAGTTCATTCTCGGTGGTGGTCTTCAGCACAACTTCAAAACTGGTTTTGCTCTAACGATCTTTGCTCACATCTGTTTGTTCAACAAGCCATTCATGCGTGATAAGAACAAGAAGCCTCTGTGCTTGTTTGTAACGCTTGAGAACGAACTGTCTGACAACTTGTTGATCCTTTATAAGTACCTGTGGGAAAACGAGACTGGTGAAGCGGTAGATGAAACACTGATCGATCCAGTTATGGCTACGCAATACATTTCTGCACGTCTGCAGGAATCTGGTTTCAAAGTTCTGATTACTCGTTTTGACCCAACTGAATTTACCATTAGTGGTTTCACTAACTGGTTGGATGGGCTGCAAGCTCAGGGTTATGAAATTCAGTATCTGTGTGTTGACTATCTCAACATGCTGCCGAAGACTGGCTTGGATGCAAAAGTAGCTGGTGACGATATTCGACTTCTGTTCCGTCGGATGCGTAACTACACTACTCCACGCGGTATTACGTTCTTCAGTCCACATCAGCTTTCTTCTGATGCACTGCAGCTCATGCGTGAGAACACTGAAGACTTCGTGAAGATTGTAGCTAACCGTGGTTACTACGATGGTTGCCGTCGACTGGGTCAAGAGCCTGACTTAGAACTGATCTTCCACATCGTGAAGATTGCTGGCAAATCTTACTTCACTATTCAACGTGGTAAACACCGTAACACAGTTACTGCTGAAGCTGACCAATACTGTGTACTTCCATTTGCACCTGTGGGTACAATTCCATGGGACATCGATAAAGAAGTGGACTTCAGTCTACGCCAACTGCCAGGCATGTCTGGTGAAGCTGGTGACGAGGCTTGGTCTATTTAAAGAACCTTGGTGGTGGTTGCAGGAATGGTTCTCCCTTCGGGGAGAATTTATTCCGCTATCTAATTCCCGGAGTACGGAATGACAGATTTAGAATACTTGATCGAGGCGGTCAAGAACAAAGTTGAATACCACGCCACGGTTGGTGTGGGTGTTCGTTTACAGGTATTGGTAGCATCTCAAAATGAGAAGGCTATTAATAAAGCCGTAGGCGAGATTGTCCATGCTATCTTGCGTGGGACAGGTTGGGAGAACAAAGACCTATCAGAAGCAGAGATAGAGCTTCGTACGGCCCATTTGTTGAAAGACATCTTCTACAGTAAACGGATACTGTTGGAGATAAAGGTTAAAGAATGGCCTGAGACTGTGGGTAACCATCTACAGTTCTGTTGTGGTAGCTGGGATCACATCATCTACGACAAGACTGTTTGTGAACGTTACCTAGCTTACCTCGAACGAAACTAAAAAAAAATACAACATAAGGCTACCCCGAAGGGTAGCCATTATGCCGTTATTGCTCGAGCCTAGCTAGAACATCTCGGAACATGTCATCCACATGGATTGGATCACATGCTTCGCAGATGACTCCTTCGCTTTCGCATACCCACGCAATCAACTTACCTTCACGATCATAGATCCGGCAAACATCATGATGGATAGCTACGTACCAATCGCCCCACGCACACAACTGAGGGGCATGGTAATCACGCAGCTTTTTCGCGAGCTGGTTGATGTTATCTAGCAAGGGTTCACTCACCGGAACATTCCCGCTTGGTAACCCTCGACTACCAGCCGTGCGTCTTCCAGGCTGAGCCCGGAGTATTGGCGCAGGCTACGTACCGCATCGATGCTGATGCGATAGTGCGCTTGGGCTTTAGCGATTTTACGCCACTCGCCTTGATCCGCTTTGGTAGCCTCTACGTCGAGGTAGTAGAGGATCGCAGCGAACTGCTTGGCGGTAGCGATGGATTGGTTCTGCGCTTCAGCCAGGCGCAGCAGAGCGGTCGACAACGACAACTCTGCAGTGGCTTGGAACTGCTCACGCACGGTACGACGATCTGGATGATTGAGGATGGTTTTCACCAACTCTGCCATGTCGTCTTGGGCAGCGATCAGCGTTTTAAGCAGATCCGCCATTTTGGCTACTTCTGGAATTTCCATTTTCGTTCCTTGATTAAGAAATGTTGTGGACCATGGTGAGATTATCTTTCTCGATTTCCCGGTAGTCGCCACGGACGAATTCCAGTACTTTCTGATAATGCTCGATCGCATTGGCCTGCAAGAAGTTGTAGACGTCACGCAGCACGAGGCTGAACATGTATTCGTTCTCTGACCGAATCTGGTGATTGATCAGTTCACGGACTTGTTCGTTACCCATCATGGTGAACGTGTGTGTTTTTACCAGCCGCCCCTCGGCGAAGACCTGAACGTCACGACGGCACGTATCGGGATAGAACCGGTGTACGATACGGATCTCACGAGGACGACAATCAAACAACGCGTAGAACGCATTGATGACGTCGATCGATTGGTAGCTATTAACTACCTTGATGCTGACTTCATGGTGTTGTGCGTTCATGTCTATCTCCTAAGGGTAGGGATTATTTGATCCAGTTATAACAATCCTTGTGGCCGGTAGCCAGGCGACCGATATCCTTCACTTCTTTCGACATGGTAACCAGGCCCATGTCGTAGATGCCGGTAGCATTCGTCGAACGAATGGCGATCGGTTGGGCTGGGTCATGGATGAACTTTGCAGCATCCAGTACGTTAGCCACAACGCGTGTTTCGCCTGCGCGCAGGATGATCAGCTGACTATTGTTCAGGGTGAACTCGATCGAAAAATCGATAGCCTTCGGGATCTCGAGTGCCACTTCGATTACGCCACCATCCACGCGGATGACATTGTACATGGAAGAATTGGCATGCAGGTCTGGACGATCTGCTCTGGCGTAGTGTGGATTGTACACCAGATGCTCGCGACCACTCGCCCCGTCTGTCCGTGGGAATACGAACTTCTTCGGAATCAGCAGATCATGGATTGGGTTGGTGTAGTTCGGAACGTGCTTGGTGCCACGCTCGTCATGAACCGTATCCCAATGGGACGGAAGACCGGACAGGTGATGCACGGGAACCATGCCGTTGGCATCGGTCAGTTGGTTAGCCAGGTTCTGTGCTGCGGTCAGTACGTCTTTCATGGGGATCTCCTTAATCTTTGGCCAGGGTAGACACAGTGACGTGCAGTGTGTCTTCTTGTGGATAACTACGCTTGGTGATTACCAGGTATTGTTCGTAGTCACTGCTATCGTAGCAGCAAGAACAGCCGCGGACTTGGTGACGCTCTACGCTGATGACGAATTCATCGAGCTTTGCATCTTCACCGAAGTGTGCAGTAATGCGTTGTGAAAGTTCACCGAACGACCACGTGCTACCGTAGAGGTTAAGATAAAGCTCCATTGCATTGTTTTGTGGTTCAGAATAAATCGACGACATGTGAATCCTTAGATTGTGTCATTGAAGAAACTACGCATATCGCGCTCGTAGTCTTCATGTTGTTGTTGTTTCTCTTGCTTAAGCAGGGACGCTTTCGATTTACGGTTATGCGCCATCAGGTTACGCAACTCACGGATGAGCCGTTTCTTTTTGATGGTGCAGTAACCACCCCACTTATCTAGCCGAGTAACAGTGAAGTATTTACTCAGCTGTTGAACGAGTTCGTAGATCGGCATGTGGATATGGCAATCGTAACGCAGCTCTTTGAATGCTGGATGTGTATGCAACACATAGCCAACAACTGTGCTGATCGTATTAGCCGCATAGAGATGCGGACGCTTCACCGATGGAGGCAGGTGCCCTTGCTCGTAACGGTAATCATTGATCCAGTACTGGTCTACGTTCACGGTGTGGTTACTGAATCGAACTGTACCTGTGCCACGACTAACTACTTCCGTAACGTAGCTGGCATTGAACGATTCTTTCTTTGGTGCACCAAAGATCGAACATGGTTCATCGGTTTGAACCACCCAGGACTTCACACCGTTTTGGTAGTGGCCAGTAACAACGGCTTCTTTTACACCGTCTTTACGATGCTCCAAGCAGTAGCGGACTACAGAACCGACCGGCATGTGTTCCGGTAGCCAATCTTGTTCCCAGACGGTTTCGTACACCTTTTCCGTTTCCGGGTACGAACCGAGATCTCGTTCAACACCGTCGTCACCGGTAATGATACAAGGAACCATGTTACCGGTTTCGCGTTCACCTTTATACTTCTTAACGTAAGCCATGTTGATTCCTTAAGCGCGGTACCATGCAAGTACGAAGTCGGTAGAGTGACAAGCGATGCGGTAATGTGGGCGATGATGTTGCAACCAACGTGCCATGTTCTTCGAGCAGATCTGACCCATCTCGCAATGAACGAAACAGTTAGCTCCTTCCAAACCATCCAGGAACGCCAAAGCTTTTTGGTGATCTTCGCCATTCAAACCCATGAACATATCTGTGAGCTCGAGCACTCGTTGTCCAGGTTTGAAGTTCGGACGTCTATCGCCATCCGATACGATGCTGATGATATTCGCATCATCAGCTAGATCTTTTACGTAGCTCCTGGGGATGTAGGAGATCCCATGACGAACACGCTTTACTTCGACATACTTTTCCATTATGCTTTCTTGATCTCGTAGCAGGTATAGTGATGGCGGTCGTAACCGCGTGTTACACTGCGGATTGCCCAACCCGACATATCGAGTTGGAGACGAATCTCTTCCTCGGTGGCTGGAGTATGGTTATTGCCGAAAGAGAAGCGCCAATAGCTTTCGTCTTCACCACCACAACGCCAGTTTTCAACCCATTTGAGATCGTTCATGCACTTGTTGAATTCTTCCTTAACTTCCAACAAGTGATCTGGGTTTACTTTGTTCAGTGCTTCTTCAGCAGTAATAAAGACAGTCATTACTTCTCCAACAAGTCGTTGTAACGGCGGACAAGATCCAAGAAAGCCTCATGAGGACGATCAGCAGGGAACGTTTCAGTTGACCTCTGATCGATCCAGCACCATGTGCGGTAACGCCCGACGCTCTCGAGACGGACTTTGTAGTAGTCGCCTTCACGTTCAACAACGAAGCGGTCAGCTACGTTGCAGCGAATGGACAACCCACGGTCGAACATCTCAGCCAGCACAGCCATCCGCCATTTCTGGGCTTCCAGGATGTCGGTGTATTTATCGAGACCCGCACGACGCATGTCATCCTGAGTCGTGTAGAGATGCTCACCGTGATTCTCCACATACCACGGAGTATCGAACGAGTCCATGTAGATACCCCACATGAACAGGCTATCGGCGAGGTCAGCGCGACCAGCCAACTTCAAGAAGGCTGGGATGGAATTCAGAGGCAGGTCGAACATTACTTGAGTCTCCCCAAACGAGTGACATGGTTACGCTGGAAGTGTTCGTGTTGTTGCTTGTCGGTCAAACGACCAGGACCAACGCGATCTTGCAGTTCTTCTGTCCGATCCAACCGCGCCTTCTTAGCCGCAGTCATCTTCAGGTTCAACGAGAACTGTTCACCACCCTGGTATTTCTCACGATCCCAGGACCATGCTACCAGCGCATTGAAACCGTAGCTTTCAACCACACGGCGACCGTTATACGAACGACGCATGTGCATGACCCCATCAGGACCTTTCTTATACAGGTCTTTGCTGCGGTCTTTGTAGTTCTTGTGTTTCTTACCCAATTTACGAGACATAGCTTTTCCTTAGAAGACGAGGATATCGATGTTGTTACGTTCGAACAGATCATTCCGGTTATGGTCATGATCAATGTACTTACCTGTCTGCATTTCACGGAATACCCAGGCACCCAAGAATGGATTACCTACAGGAGACACACCGTATTCCTTTGCGACTACGTGGGTGTGGCAAGGGGCAACGTAGATGTTGTCCGTAATAGTGGACATGAGTTCTACGTCAGGACGCATTACACGTGGTTCGGAAAGGATCTTGGCCATTCCAGTAAACCCAATAGGGCCACCTTCGATGGTATCCCGTTTGATCAAGTCAGACATTTTGTTGCTCCTTATTCTGCAAAGACGTAATGTAGATCTAAAATAAAATACAGCAAAAGACAAAATAAAAACAGGGGCCGAAGCCCCTGTGGATTAGCGGAAAAGAGAAAGCTCCCACGCGTGGTGGCGAAGCTTGTTGATCATAGCCCAATAAAAGTTTGAGAGTAAGATACGCCTCTCGAAATCACAACCACCAAAGAAATCATGGAATACGTCTTTGGTATATGGATCATCGGATCCATGATACATTGCCACAAAGTTGGCAGCCGTGCTTTCATCATGCAGGCTGCACAGAATGTGGTGTTTCACCATGAAGTATTCATGTTGAGTGATGATGTTGTCATTCCGCTGGGCATGCCGAAGATCAACACACATGAACCCGCCACGATAACGACCGCTAACGATCATCATCTCCAGGATTTCTGCGATACGTTTGACGCGAGCGATCTCTGCATCCAGCAGAGCGCGGCGTTTAGCTTGTTCAGATTGGAACAGTGCAGCAAACAACTTCTTCATGGAAATCCTTAAACGAATAAAAAGCCCTCCCCGGAGGGAGGGTTTGGGGAAATTAGCGAACGCCGTAATACTCGATCATCTCGATGGTTGCCTGTGCTTCTTTACGCAACTCACGGATGTAGCTCCAGTACCAGTTCGATAGTTGGATACGCTGAGTGAACTTACACGGTTCATTGTAATCGAACTCACCTTCGTGATGCAGCTTAGCCACCAAGAAAGTTTGTGGCGAGATCTCACGCATGATCATGGTACGCGCGATCCGCTTCTGTTCGAGTGATTCATCCAGGTTACGGATTGCGATACACATCAACAGTAGGTTATCGTTGTAGGTCCCACGAACGATAGCCTTCTCGATCATGTCGGCAGTAATCAGTTTCTTATGAGCTTCTTCCAGATCAGCGCGATTGCGGCGGATACGCTGAGCGGTGTAGGTATGCGGCAACAGTTTAACGATAGCCGATTGAATCAAGCCGTGCATTCCGGATGTTCCTTGTAGTAATCGTTTACAATTTTGGAGGCATGTGCATAGAGCTTCGGGTCACCTTCTTTCAAGACTTCCAGAAGGAGCCGTTTCTCACGCATGTAAATCTTTGCGAATTTGGCATCATGCTCTTGGATGCTACCTGCGTTATCAATCAGGTCAGCGAGCTTGATGGTCTTAGCACGTGGGGATGCTTTAGCTGTGTGTTCTCGGTCGATTGCTTTCCGTACATCCCGATTCCCATCTTCAGGTTTCGAAACATCAGTCAACATTTCTACGAGAGCACGTACATCAGGACCAAACCAATCCTCGATGCAGTCCAACGTGATTTGAGTGTCTTCCACTACGTCGTGCAGCAACGCAGCAATCAACATATTCTCATCAACGTTAGCAGCTTGCTTTACGATAAGCATCACATTAAGTGGATGCTCATGGTAATCCGTCAACACGTACTTTCTTTTTTGTCCTGTAGCCGAGTGTGCAGCGCAACTGAACGCTTTGGCTAGTTCTATTTTGCCGTACATTGAATTCTACTCTGGGGGATACATAGACTATCCCCTAGCGTATTATTTCAACGGGCGGTGAGGCTCCCCACGCAGGTACTTGATGAATTCCACGTACCACGCTTTGTAGATGTGGTCTTCACGGAATTCCTCGTTCTTGCCGTGCTTGAACAAATGATCTTTCAGGAACATGTGTGGGCGAATATGTTCTTGAATGAGATCACGTGCGGCGGCCCGTTCCCTCTCACTAATTTTTCCAGCGCGGGCAGCTTCCTTGGCAGCAATGCACATTGCCGGAGAAGTATTTACTTTATCCGAAGCAGCGTAGTGACCATTCGCCAGGATCTTTTCGATTGCCTTTGCTGCGAGCAATCGTTTTGGGTGGAACAGAAGGAACCACAGTTTCTTAAGCTTTGTCGTGAGTACCATTATTTCCTCGGGTATCCAAGCCAGTATACATGCGCATTGGGATCGTCAACCGACATTCGATTGCATGCAGTAGCTCCCAGATGTCGCAACGATTGAAGTATTCCAGGACGCATTGCTGTTGCCAGCTTGGTCCACTACTCCGCAAAACGCTTACCACTCCATCCAATTCGAAGACCTCACAGATCATCGTATCGAGCAGAGTCTCACCAACCCGGAGGTGATAGCCGGGCACTTGGCCTTCGATCGCATCAGGAGCCTGGATGTACACGCACTGTTCGAACATGTACATCAACAAACCCTGCAGACGATCGCGTTCTTGAACGAACACCATGATGTCTTGCAGAGCCTCTTCGGCTTCTTTCTTCAAGTTACCGCGAGCGGCATACGACAAGAACGTAATGAAGCCCGTTACTTTGTCGGCATAACCAGGCGCTGTGGGGTCTTGCAACCCCAGCAGTGCTTTGTGCATCGCAATCGGAATATACACGCTCATGATAGCTCCTTAGTTTTCGATTAAAGCCAATACACCGTTTCGTTAGCAATGTGCCGAGCGTAGTCGGCCACCACTGGTTCATCTACAACGAAGGGGACATCCAGTCCCCCCAGAATCATACGCATGGCATGCTGCAGTGCATTACCATTGATGGGTGCGGTTTCCCAGCTACGGATTCCACGGAACCCCATCACACAACGTGCACGACGAATCAAAGATGCTTCGAGATCTGCGGCTGAAGAGAACTCAGTCACATTCGAGTCCTCCTTTACGAGAATTCGTTGTGGTGCGGCAAACTTCCTGATGTACATCTTAGCTTCCATAATTAAACCTGTTTTGGCATACCGATTACCAGATCGTGGCCTTCAGGGCTAACATTGCCCCAAGTAACGATCCACCCTTTTGAACGGAGGTCACTAACAACCCGTTCTTGGACATTAGTGTCCAGATCACCCACGAAGTTCAGCGACCAGTAGTACGAGAACTCGTCGGACTTACGACGCTCATGTACTTTCGGATCATTGAACAGTTCCTTCACGCCATGCATGACGTCTTCGTAGGTAACGCGCACCAAACCAGCTGCACGACGGTAGTAGTCCATCGAAGGAATATCCGCGAGGGAATTGTCTTCTTTGTGGATGCTGCCATTTGTACCAGCCATCAGTTGGAACTCCTTCTTCAGCCAGATCGATTTCTCGATACGATTGCTGCCATACAGCACAGCGTTGACGGTAAGACTCTCCGGATCGAAGATGTTACGCACGTCGTCGATTGCCAGAACACTGGCCACGAGCGTACGCAATGCTTCACCCCAGGTAGCCGTATCAGCCACTGGGATTACCATCAGACGATCTGGGTTCAGACGAGGATCCAAATGACCATCAACGGTCACGTAGCGAACGTTCCCTTGGTCACAGATGGTGAGATAAACAAAGTTATCATGCTGTACTCGTGCATCGGTTGCCAACATGGTCTGGCCACTGAAAGCTGGAGAGTGTTGCACATTTTCCATGGTCTTGCTCCTGAATAAACTTAAGGATAAGGATCTGCGGTTAATGTACGGGTAGAGCACAACAACAAAGGTTGTATAGCAGTGTTAGACTGCTATACTGGCTTATACAACAAAAAGCCCCCTTCCTATGCTTTTAGTCACTGACTTCCACATTAGGTTAGGAGAGTCAGTACTTTTACCCGTTGAAACGATTGTCGGTGTAAACCATCATAATTGCACATGCAGCTGCCAACAAAAGTGGCAGCACTCCTATGAATTGTGTTGTTATGAATGTGAAGTATTTCACTTGTTCATCTGTGTGAACATTAAGTGCTTCAAGACGATCCGTGAGCTTACTGAAATGGTAAGTACCCAGAAACGTGATGAGGACAAACATCAACCCCAATAGTCCCCACACGTGAAACTCTTGAATTATGATCACTCGCAGGGAACCTCGTAAGGGTTCTTTCCTGAACGGAGGTATGCAACGTGTCGTTTGATCTCTTTTACCAGATCAGACAAGAACACCACCGTGTAGTGACCGATACGCTTATGACCATCGCAGGTCATGTTAGCGTAGTTAAACTGGATAACACCCAGTTTCTTTTCTACCGAACGACTGACGCACACGACTTCGAGGTACCAATCCAGATGGCTACCGAAGTTGAAGTTGTCGAGCAGTTCATGGGTGAATGCTGACAGCAACGAATCATCAGCGATACGTTGGGGGAACCAAGCCTGCGGATCGTTGTAGTTCCGCTGCCAGTTCTCCCACGAGTGCCCTTTACGGACAGCGTCCATGGTGCACGGCAGAAGGTTCTCCGCCATTTCCATGGTTGCCCGCAGAACGTCCGTGTATTCCTGTTTGGCGTCATGCAATTCCCAGCAACGGAAGAACATGTGTTCCAATGCCAGACGCAATACTTTATCGTTCATCGTCAGTCTTCCCCGTTTAGACCAATGCGTTTTCTTTTAATGTCGCCACACTCTTTACACCGAAGGGTATAGAGATGACCCACCAACGGATGACGAAGGTTACTGATTTCGCAAACGTTAATGGTTTCCCACTGATGTCTATGCGGTGGCGGGACGACCTGGACCTTACGCTTTACTCGTGTCGCAAAGTAAACTGCGGTCATCGAGAGGATTAGCGAGATCCCGGAAATAATCAAAGCTGGTGTGATTTCCATGATACCTACGTCAGCAACGAGTTGTGATGTTGAGTGCGATGAGCAACAGCATGATAACTGGCGCCATCAAGCCCATGATCCACCACATCCGAGTATTGCGATTGCGTTCGTCCATGAAGACGGCAAACACCCCGGCAATACACAATACAACCAACAGTACGATCATCCAACCTACTACGGCCGAAAGCATGACTTACTCCTTGTATTCGTGTTGATCAGCGATTGCTGCTTCAACAGTATTGTCGCGGCAGGACGCTTTGGTCGTCCAGCCCAGCCCGGTGCGAATAACCAAAGCCAACATGACTTTTCCTACCTGGCGAGGATCGAAGTATTCCATTGCGTGCCCGGTGAATGTATCGCCGAACAGAGATACATAGCAAAGCTCGGTTAGTTCACGATTTCCGTACTCGCCACGATCAGCTGCTTGAGTATGGATGAACCAGTACGACTTCGAATTCTCGATCTGGAACTTCATCCCCACTTTGAACATCTGGATGCGGATGTAATACCACGCGGCGTCGCCAGACACCAGCGCTGGATCAGGAACCTCGAAGCCTTCCTTCCATTGAGGATGGAACGCATTCATGTAGTTCATGAATGCTTCCAGCTTCAACCGATCCGAATCCTTCTTGATGCGGTTTGGCACTGCTACGAACAGTTTCAGTACCGAATGATCTAATACCAACATCTTTCTTTCCTGTGTTGAACCATTCGCTGAGTACGATGGTTGTTCTAGTCTTATCGTTAACCGTCTTGTACTTCAGACGAATCACTTTCCAACCCGCTTGATGCAATGCAGCGAATACATCACGCAGGTCTGATTCTTCGTAACGACCTTCCAATTTAACGTTGTAGCCTTGAGCACCTTTCTCGACTAGTGGGTCATTCCCCATGGAGACCCAATAGTTGTTCCCGTCAGGAAACAGAAGTTGCTGAGCGACTTGGTTCATTAGTCGCTCATCACGCTTCCTTGCGCGACGAGAGAAGGTTATGCTAGGAGCGGGCAGCGAGTGAAACAGTGGCATCCTTTACCTCGAACGAATAGGCCGAGCATGGCTTCTGAGGGTTCTTACAGAACTTCTCAGTCACATGCCCTACCGGTTGGGTTACATCATAGAAAGCCTTCGCTACGCCCACGCTACAAGCGCAGACGAGCGAGAGGGAAAGTACTACTTTACGCATATCAGGTCCACCGTGTAGCGTGAGGGTATTCAGCACGAATACGTTTAGCGATGTAGCGGTGATGGTCTGGGAACGATGTTGACAAGTTAACCCACAAGATGCGAGCTGGGCCATTGTGCATCTGTTCTAACCATTGACTACGTGAGATTTTGCCAGCAGCCAATCGATCATTGATGGACTGTCTAGCGGTTGATTTCATCCACTCTTCCTTGAGTGTGATGACTTGCTTATCGATGTCACGCATCGGCTTAGCAGCTGAAGCTACAGCAATGAAGCCTGCTGCAATAACCACCTTCGCGGCAACACGGCCAACGCAATAGAGTTTAAAATTGACCATTGTGTTGCTCCTTAATGTAAATACAAAATTCTTGCGGTGTAAAAAAGAAAGGGTTGGAAGGGGAAGCTTTCGCCTCCCCCGCCAGGCATCAGTCAGGAATCGACTCGATGTAGATCTCGAAGTTCTTGCGCAGCTCATTCAACGAGTCCACGTAAGTCATGCGGCTTTCGTATTTTTCGAGGAGTGTTCGGCCCTCAACTTTTACGTTAGCGCGTACGGTGCCAACACGAGCCTTGTCTGCTCGGACACGATCCACGATCGCATCCAGTTCCACGTACAGATCTTCCAGCTGATAGCGGTCCCACATGCGCTGGCATACAACTACGCCACCAGCTACAACTGCGACCTTGAAAAGTGTTCCGAGCAAAGACATGGCGGTTACTCCATTACAGTTGGGTTAGGACCGTCAGCAGGCGGGGTGTCGCCGCCGCCAGGACCGTTGACGACGTCATCGGCGATCTCGATAGCGTCATCTTTGATTTCGTCCCAGCTGCGGCCTACCTGGAAGGCTACATAGCCCAGAGCAGCGACAGCGGTAATTTTCAGCATGGTTTTCCACATGGCGGATTTCCTTCTATTGCTTCAGGGATTGGTTGCCCGTAGACAACCGGGGGGTTTACTTGGTTTCGTTGCGCATCTTGACAGTTTTGGCAACGTGCGAGGCGCAGCGCTTGACAGACGATGCCACCATGAGACAGACGACGATCTTACCGAAAGGGCCCATCTCTTTGAATGCTTGTACGATCATGGTTACTACTCCGTAATGTTTGGAAATTGTTGAGCGAAGTTAGATTACTTCTTCTCGGCGACTTTAGGGCTTGGACGAGCGGCGTCGGAGATCGACATCACGACTTGTTCGATAGCGCCCAGAACGATGCAAGTAACAATGATTTTACCGAAAGTACCCATGACGAATTCCTTTTAATATTCGGGCTATATTCACGATTGTAATATAGCTCTTAAATGGTTTTAAATTAGGCTTTGTTGCGAATTACGGTTACGACCGCGGTCATACCTGCTGTCAAGCACAGCACGCCACCTGTGATAAGAATGGCAACGTCACGACGGGCATGACGTTTGCTGGAATTATCGATACCGGCTTTTACCATGACACCTCCGAGACCGATGCTCGTGCCAGAAGCTATGCCGATTGCTAAGCGGTTCAGAAGTTTCATGTTGCCTCCGATTAATCGTTGAAGAGGTCTACCAGGTTTTTGACCGCTACGCATGCACCGAGGGCGATGGCAGCTGCACCGATCCCCAGGATCATTTGGCTTTCAGTGTTCTGTTCTACCTTCTTCATCTTAGTAGCTTCGCTAACCAGATGAGAACCAGCGCCGATAGTAACACCAGCGCAAGCAGCAATACCGATACGAGTGAGCAAATTCATGTGGAACTCCTTAGATTGGGATTAGCGAACGACCAGCATCTCTTGACCGTTAGGGCCGATGCGATGACCGAGGATAACTTCTTTCTTTTGCGCTTGGGCATACTCTTCGTGATTCGTTTCAGCCATGGCGCTCAATTGCTGCATGCCAAAGGAACCGAAAGCAACAGCGATCAGGAAGTAAACAGTTTGGAATTTGATCATGACGAAATCCTTAACGTAATGTGATAGTTCTTCTGCAATGCATCTACGACAGATGACTTGCAGAAGAACTATGGGAGCCCGAAGGCCCCCTGTTCATTTAACCTTCGGAACCACGTGGCGGCTGGTCAGTCAGCTCGAATGGGAACGGTGCCTGCTTACAAGCAACGTAAGCATCATTGTGCTCACGAGCAAGACGACGTTTCCGATCCTGCTTCGACATGAAGGCAGTGGGCCAGATGTCGTGCGTATCGGAGAAAACAGGCATCTGTTCAACAAGTGCCTTGGTAAGTTCTTTGTCCATCAGTTGATTGCCTTTTCAGTTGCCATGCGTACAACTTCCTCACGGAAGAAGTTGCGTTGTGCGTTGTCCATGTGGCAGTCGGAACGCTCACCATCGACCATGATGCCATCGATGTTGATAGAAGCTACGTCGATTACCGTTTCACCGAAGATCGAGATGTTGAAGCGCTGACAGATGTACTTCTGCACGGGGTCATCTTTGATCGGTACAACCACCCGAGCGCTATGCGACTTGTCCATGAGCATGTAGGACACGTCGTAGATGTATTCGTTCTCTTCGATGGTGCAGAAGATCTGGGTGATCACACGACCATTGGCAATCCAATTACCCATAGGGGCCTTGGGACCAAAGGTGAATGCAGCATGCATCACTTGGTGGGTCAGGTGGATGCGGAAAGAATTCAGTTCAGCTTCGTTACGTTTCATTGCGAAATCCTTTTACTGCTTGAAGTGGGTATGATTACTGAGGTTTCTTCAGGTGCGGTTGCACGATGATTTCGTGCACCGACTTTTTGACCAGGTTGTCCATCCAACGTGCACGAGCACTCTTGTATTTCTTGTACCCGATTACGCCGACTGCAATTACACCGGCTACAATGCAAACATCTTTAAGAGTGCTCATGTTATTTCTCCTTAGAGGCCGTTGGAGGCCATGCGAACTTGTTTGCTGAGTTCTACTTCGAAATCGTCGCGATGACTTTCGATGCTGATGCTGAGACGAGCGAAGAACGCCCAGGCCGCCAGGTCAGCTTGCAGCTCAGCGTAGGTTGGCGGAAACTGGTATTGAGCCAGAACCTTCTTGATCTCATCCGGGATTTCGCGCATCCGGTCATTACGAGCCAGACGGGATTCGTTCCAGTGTGTAGCACCAATTGCACCGATGAGTGCGATTGCACCAATGATTGCATTACGCATATGTAGCTCCTTAACGTGGGTTAATTCACGAGTGTTATATAGCGGTTTAAAAAGTTTCAATCAACTCAGGTTGATGATCCGGTTGATATGTTCTTTAACTTGCTCAGTCCCATGTGGTGGGAAAGATGCGCGGCTGCGTTCACGATCACCAATCGAGGTGACCACTTGGAAGCCTTGGTTCTCGCGGTAGAACACTTCGAGAGTTTCACCCTCGATCCCGAGTTCAACACTCATGTAGGCGGTACCCAGGATGTAGGTGTAACGGAACGGGAAGAGCTTGCCAGATTCAGATATGTGAAGTTCTGAATCGTTCTGCTTATACTTCTTCGAATCCCAGATGTTGGTGGGATTCGAGATGTAGTCGATGAATTTGTTGATTTCATTAACGGGCTTCGACATGTGCTACTCCTTAGTTAATATCAATGTCACGGCATAAAGGCTTCCCCTTAGGGAAGCGCTTATGGCGTATCACTGTTTACTTGACATCCATGGTGGATAGACAACTACCATTGGATTTGGAATCTTCTGTGAGGCTTCTTCAATCATCTCTGAGACGATATCAAAGTCTAGACCACCGTTACCACATCCGAGTGGAGGTACCACTAATTTCCACTTAGGATTGATTTGATCATCTTCTTCACCGATATTATCGATTATCCACTGCAAGCCCAAAGCCACGTATTCATAAGTGGATGGACTTCTCCAATTCTCCTTGGTTGGTAGCATCAGGTAACGCTTACCATCAGTACCTTCGTAGAGTGCACAATGCCCGATCGTAATCGATTTCATTTTGCAATCATGTTTGTATTTGAGGAACAGATCAGGATGACGCTCTGCGAATGCTTTAGCAACACCAGCACCCATCACTCCGATTGTATTTACTGTGACGATGTAAAGATCTCCAGGTTCTTTGAAGATGTCTTTACCGATAATGAATTCAGCCATTGAACCGGCTCCCATGAAATTGACTAATGGAGGGACCGGAGTGATCCCTCTCATTAGATTGAACTGATTATTTTTTCAGTTCATTCGCCAGCTTCACGGAGGTCAGCGCGATGCCTAAACCGACAGTAACAATACTACCCAGAGCTGCTATGTACTTCAGACGAGAGGTCTGACGATCAATGTCCTTGGTAGGCATTGCAGTTGCCGGATCGTCGGAGAAGATACCTTTGAATTTCATGATTAAACCTTATTGCGCTCGGCACGGAGTTCTTTGAGTTTTGCGATGACCGGTTCAGCGTTGGCCATGCGGTCTACACCCAGGGCACCAGAGATGCCTTTGAGGCGAAGTTTGTGGCGACGCATCAGACGCACCAAACCACGTTGTTCTTTCCACACCATGTTGATGACCTCTTTATCGGTCATGTCGGCATTGATGAACTGCATGTTGAACATGGCCTTGCAAGCCACATCCGTCATGCCTTCAATCCAGCGGTTGGCTTTCTTACGAATGCGAACGTTGCTGGTGTTTTCGCGGATGTGTACCAGTTTGACACTCCGGCGATTGATGTAGGTTTCGAGGTTCTTGCGGCAGGCTTCAGCGCGTTCTTTGCGAGTTTGGAACTTCATAGTTTTTACCCCAAAAAGAAATCTGGATTGGTTTGAATTGCTAAGGGTCCACGATCAACCGATCATGAACCCCGGCGCTCAGCGGCGCCGTTTAACTTTCTGCTCTTGAGCCACAATGGCCTTGACGGCGTAATGCGATGCAACACCGACAATGGTAGCGATTAGAATACGCTTCGCTACATCTTTAAGATGGTCGTTCATTGTGATACTCCAGAGCAGATTCGATTACTTGGTGAGAACGGTAGCGAGGCCGATGACACAGAGAGCAGCGATGGAGCTACTGACGGCGATCTGGGTCAGGTCGCGCTTTTCGGTTTTCTGTGCTTCGTCGACCAGGGCTTTGGCGTGTGCAGCACCGAGGATGCTGAGTGCAGCGATCTTGATTGCTTTCATGGTGGAACTCCTTAGCTTAACGGGGGTGGTTTATCACGGTTGTAATATAGCGTTTAAATCATTTTAAATCGACACTTTTCTTTTTGAACATGCGTTTATGCATGCGTATTGAATAGACAGTGCCACATGCACCACCAATTGCAGCAGGAAAGAATGCAGCCCACCCTGACAATAAGAATAACCCGAAGGTTGCAAAAATTGTCAGGGTAACCAGCACAGATGTTACTCCAGCGATTACTTCACGACCCTGCGCAATGTTGCGGGATTGAAAGGCTTTTATGAATGCCTCAGCGAAGGTTATTAAAAACCCAGCGATATATGGAAGCACCCACTTCAAGGCATATAGACTCATGCGGCACGTTCGACCACGGCGACATCAGTGATATCGACGTAGTTGGAAACTGGGATGGTATTACGGTAGAAACGGAGCTGATGGCTATGCGACTTTTGCTTCGACTTTGGGGCTTCTTCCAGTACCACGTCACGACGGCGGAAAGCCGCACGGTACAGAGGGATCAAACGGAACTCGAACGACAATGCAACACGCTCGAGTTCCGAGATACGATCCGGACGGAAGAACGCTGGGTGATCGTTACCGATGATGTCGAGGATGTTTTCTACTTCACGTTCAATACGAGCCACCTCCGCTTTGCGGTGACGATTGAAGTGAGAGCGCAGAATGCATGCAGCGACAACGAGGGTAATGATGATCAGAGCAGTGTTCATGGTAATCCTTATCTTAATCTTAGTTTTGGTGTTACGACGAGTGTAGCGTTACTTCTTCGACTTTGCAACCTGGGCATCGATGTTCTTGATGATGGCTTTGGCAGCGTAGTGCGAACCAACGCCAATGATGATGGCTTTGGTGATGGCAATGGCGAAATCTTTCATGGTGGAACTCCTTACTTCTTGAGGGATTGTTGACGAGCTTTATCGGGAACGCAGGGTGGTGACAACAACGAAGGTACCAGCGGCGATGGCGATACCACCCATCATGTTCTTTTTGTTGTCGGACAGTATTTGTCCATTAACACGAACGATGGTACCAGGATTCAGCAGGCGTGCACCAACTGCAATAATAGCGCCACCAAGCATTGCATTAGCGATATAACCAATCATAGTGACGCTCCTTAGATTTTAGTAGTACAGCATGGTGTACGTGAGAGACGTGATACCTAGCGCAATGCTGGTTCCACCAACAGCAAGCTTCACATTGTCGCGGTCTTCCTTGGGCTTCTTTATCTCTTTATAGACAGAAGTACCATGGGCAGCAATCCACGCAGCAAGGGCCGTAACTTGGTACGATCTAGGCATGATAGTATCCTCGACATTATTGGGCTATACTCACGATTGTAATATAGCCCTTTAAATGTTTTAAATCATACTTCCGCGAGTATGATTAGGTGGCGATTGACTGCGTACATCTGCTGCAGCCACATTTGTGCACGCTCATCGTTGAACGTTACACGCATGTAGCGGCGCTCGACGCGCTTGTGCAGTGCATGGAGTTCATCCAGAGCTTCCATTCGCGTGATAGCCTTGGAGGCTTGACGCTTCTGGATCTTTTCGAACTCAGTTGTGTATTCTTCTACACAACGGCAACACTCGGTAACCCGCATACCCAGTTTTGCCATGCCCCATACGAAAACTGCAGACAAGCCGACAGTTGTAAGAACCATGTTATCGTTCGTGCTCACAGTAGAACTCCTTCGCCTCGTGGCGAGTAGGTTAGAAACCGTGGACCAAGACGGTCATAATCAGGAGCACTCCGAAGAGCGCTCCCAAACGACCAGGGGTGACCCACATCAGGTCTTGTTGTGTAACTGGAGGTTCTTTACCTTCAGCAATTTTGCGGTAACGCTCGTTTACTGCTTCATCAATCTGGTTGTTCATCTTTTTGCTCCTAGCAATGCTTTACGGCCAGCTCTGTGACGCTCGAAGAATTCCTTTGCATCATTCTTTTCTTCAAGAGTCACGTGAAGGTATGCGAGCATGTAACGATCGATAATCATATCGATGCGAGTTACTGCTTCGTCGTAGAGGATTTCATCCCGCTTGTACTTGTGCTCGTTGACATCAAGCTCAACTTCCATGTTCTGGAGAGCTACGCTGGCCTTACGAGTACGAATGCTGATACGGGCTACCGAAGCTACACCAACCGCGGCAGCAACGCCCAGAACCGACAACAGAGCTTTAGATGCGAAGTCCATAAAACGATCCTTTTATGTGTATACATTCACGTTCGTAATATAGGCTTTCAACAAGTTTAAATCGACTTTTTACGTACTGAATACAAACCCTTCAATATCACCTGTATCTGTAGTGATCGTAGTTACACTCACAATAGGACTTAAGATCTGTCCTAATGCCGGAGAAATGAAACGGAACAAGTTCTCCAAGTAATAGAAGAAATGATTGAACCCAGGACTGTAGCTCTCGAAGTGTTCACGCAGGCTATTGATGAATGCATTGTATTGCAGGTTGTTGTGCGTTAGATAGAACTGGTGGCGAGCCAACAAGAAAGCAGCTGTCTTCTTGTAGATGTCATCGACCAACTGCATGTTGATGTCGTTTGACATTAGGTCCTTTAAACTACCGATCAGGTTATATGACCAAGCTTGTTCTACACGAACGAAATGATTGATGCCCTGCATATTGATACCTGTCATAGTCCCTCCCGATCGGGAGGGACGTATGTTAGTTTGTACGAGGTGCATCTGGGTCAATAATGACCGGATCACCTTCTTTACGGTTAATGAATACACCCAGCGTAACAATACCCACGTGAGAAGTTACTTCAACGTTGGAATCACCTTGGGCTCTAGATTCGTCTACACCTAATAAAACACCGTTGTATGTTTCTACTGAGTTGTCATTGACAGTCATGAACTTAACGGGCATACCAGGGAACAGCAAATCAGAATCACCATGGAACCATTGTAGCTTCAAGAACATCCCACGTCGTTTAGCCATCTCCGAGTAATGCTTGAATGGGTTAGACGTAGCACGATCATAAGCCCATCGTACGTTGTTGAACCCAGACTCCAGCAAACCTGTAGATACTTCGAACAGTGTAGATGCTCGGTCTACCAGCGTACGGTTATCCTTAGACGTACCAAAGTCCCCAAGGAGCTTCGTAACGTCGCCAAAGCGTAAACCGTTACCCTGTTTAAGGTTATCGGCTAAACCGCTGTCTAATGAGCTTGCATCGCCTGTAGCGAGCACTGTTACATGTTGCTCATCGACTTTGTAGGTTCGCTCAGCACCTTGGTATCGATCGTTAGGTACGTTGATCAGTTTCAGTACTTTCATGTTCTTCTTGTAACGAGTCGAATCGTACAAGGGATAGATGTACCAATACTGATCTTGGAGATACCGACCAAAGCCTGTAGGGTAAACCCCACCTTCTTCTTCATGGATGTAATGGGGTACGTCTTTCAACATGATCCCATCAGGGAAATCCATTACGGTACGGATCTCTGTGTTGTACCCATCTAGGAAGTTAATACCCTTAACGCGTTTGTTATCTTGGGTACTGACATCTCCCAACGTAGAAGCTAAGACTTCTTGGATGGCCTGCATTGGTTGTACTTGGCGTAACCCATTACCGTAAGACATCATGTTCACACGGAATGCATCTTCACCGATAAGCTGTACGGCTACAGACATCATACCGAGTTGGTTTAAAGATTCCCGTGAGTTAACCTGAGAGTCTTTGTTTGTAATCGCGTTGTTGAACTGCGTCATTAGCACAGCCCGATAACGTTTCACTTCAGACTTACGGGTAGTGTCCATTGCATTCGAGTTGTACTTCAAAGGCACGTACACAACTTCACATTGCAGGTTATCTCGATTCGGTACAACGTCGTATTGGAAGTCCCCTTGGTTCATCAAGAACTGAATCATACGGCGATCGGAGAACTGTTCTTTAGAAGCGTAGTCTCGAGTCAGCGATTCGTATTCCACTTTGAAAGGTTTGATCCACTGGGTTTCATTAGCGATCAGTTGACAATCAATCCGCCAACCCGAGTTACCTTCACCGTTATCTCGGATGTCGTCTACTTCTCGCATCAATAGCGTGTTATCAACAGACATCTCTTACTCCAGCATGTAACGTTCGATTTGATCGACCATTGAGTTGTAGGGACGGATCTGACCACCCTGCATCATTCGTTCACGAGCTTGTTTATCAGAAGCCACCAAGTTACGACGACGGTTCATCCGTGCGATGCCATCAAAGATACGGGAAGCAATCTCTC